GCGTTCCGGATGTGGTTTGAGCGAATAGGTGTCGGTTTCTTCAGCATGTCAGTCACCGTGGTACCGTGATCCGCCAGCGCCATAACCCCGGCCGCTTTCCCCACCTCTGAGCTCCGCCAGCTGGCGGTGCGCAGATTTGAGTTGCTGGCTACGTTCCTTCAGGCGGATCCGCAGCTGAATCACCAGCTCATCCATTGCCAGGCTTTTACCAGTCTCTTTGCACACAACACCGGACGCCTCGCAGTTGTCGCATCGCAACTGGTAGAACATCGACTGCACGAATCCTGCTCCATGACAATGAGGGCAGGGCTTGAGTGGTCGCTTTTCCTGATTGAACGCCGGGCCTGCAGTCTTTTTCACGGCCTCAACACCTCACCTTTTGCGGCTCGCTTCTCGGTCAGAGCCCACGCCAGTCCTGTCTTGTGCGGCAGGTCATCCGGTATCAGAATCAGGCCCTCAGCTTTGGGCAGAAAGCCATCCGTCCCAGGCTCACATACCCGACAGATACCACCGTGCGTTGTGTGGCGCAGGCGGTCGCCCTCTTTGATCTCAACGCCGTTCACGTCCTTCACGCAGCACTCCCGTTCCGGTAAGACAGCCAGTCGAAGTCCAAAGCCTTGCCGCCGTTCTCGCGGAGCCGGTCAACCACGCGCTCTCCGAGGCACTTGCTCAAATCGCCGGCGGGCAGGTTGGTGACCACCACCGTCGGCTTTTCCAGCAGATACCTGGCATTGATCGCTTCATAGGCCACGGTCTGCTCGAACTCCGTGAAGTTCTGCATGCCCACCTCATCGATCACCACCAGCTCGGGCTTGGCGAAGTCGTCGTAAACATCCTGTTCGCTGTAATCGGCAGACTTCCGCCAGCTGCCCTTTACCTCACGCACGAGCTCAGCAAACGTCCAATAGGCGCCTGGCTTGCAGGTTCTCAGGATTACGTCCCGCAGCAGGGCACAGGACAGGTGAGTTTTACCGTTGCCCACATTGCCCAGCAGGATCAGGGACCGGCCCTCATGCTCCCCAGATGCCAGCAAATCGGCGTAGTCCTGAATCTTCCGAAGCACGCTGGCGGACTTGCCGTTTACCGGCTTGTAGTCATCGAATCCCTTATCGGTGAAGCGCTTGGGTATATCGCTCCGGGCTACCAACCGGGCCGCGCGTTGGCGTATCAGCTCCATCTGGCGCTGCTGTTCTTCCTCCCGCATTCGGGCCTGCAGGGCTTCTTTCTCGCACTCAGGGCAACCCTTCCAACCTTCGGAAACGCGACCCTTGCCGCTGTGATGCACATCGATGAAGTTTCCGTGCTGTTCGCACTCGCCCTTGCGGCGGTCATCGATTCCCAGAATATGATCCATTTTCTCGTCGGGCTGCCCCAGCAGCTCAGAAATTAGCGACCCCATCGGGCACCTCCTGCTTCAAGCCTTGGCTGTAATCGATCTCACTGAATCCCGAATGCCGGGGACGGTCAGGGAATGGTTCCGGTGGTGACCACTCGTTTTCGAATTCGCAGGAGGGGCCAAAGAACCGCTGGGCCTGCATGACGTACTCGGTATTGGCTTTGCCGGTGGATTGGCAGAACTTCGCATAGCGGATAACGCCAGCCAGTATCACGGCAGGGTCGTGACCCTCCTTGGTCCTCGCCTTCCAGGCTTTGAACGCTTGGCGCTTCGGGTTGCTGCCGGGGCGTTTGGGGTATTTGCCCCACGCCAGTTCGAACTCCTGGGGGTAGGGCGGTTTTTTCTCAGAGCCGTCAGCGTTGGCCGAATCAGTCTGCGTGGGCGCATCGCTTGCCGATGTGCCAAGTGTGTTTATGGGTTCAGGATTCAGAGAATCAGGATTCAGAGAATCAGGGCGATTTCTACCGTTGCTGTTGCGTGAACCTACCGTAGGTTTACCGTAGGTCTCCGGTAGGTTTTCCGTTTCTGTTTCGTGAACCTCTGAAACAGACTCGGTAGAATCACCGCCATTGGCCGTGCCTTCTACCGGCTCTGCACTTACGTTATCCGTAACCTTATCGGTAGTTTGGGAGGCCTTGCCGGGGAGCTCACTTCTTTTCTCTGAATGGTGGGGGCTTTGGTGCTCTCCGAACTTGGTAATCAGGAGGACATTCACGCCCTCGGCTTCGTAACGCTCCAGAAGGCCAAGCCTGCACAGCTCATCCAGGCCTGCTTTCACGTCCACGTTGTCCGCAGGGAACAGCTCCATCTTGATACGCTTCGGGCGATCCTCAAGGCGGCCCTCACGATCCGCCAGCATCCACAGGCCAATGAACAGAAGCCGATACTCGAAAGGCACCTCTACGAGATCCTCGTTCTTCCAAAAGCCGGGCTTAATGTTGCGCGCTCTCACTGCACTACTCCTTGCTGAATAAGTTTCCGGAACCGGCGATCCATGCGCCGCTCGGCGTTGTACTGCTGCTGGCGGGCTTTGCGCCATTCCCGGTAAGGCTTGCCGGTGGCCATCTGGAACGCCCTGTCATCCACCAGATCACCCCACTTGGTTTCAGTGATCCCGTTGCGGTACAGGTATTGGTCACGGCAGCAGCGGTAGATGTGGCGTTTCTCGCGAGCCAGATCCTTCGCCTTCAGGTAAGCGGCTGCCTCGTCGGCTAGCTCGATCAGAAGCCGGGCCCTGGTGAATTGTTCTGGGGTTTGCTGGGCAGTCACGCGGCAACCTCCTGATCCAGAATCAGGTGGCTGTAGCGGCCATCCCAGTCCTTCTTCATATCGAGGTGGCCCTTCTCATATTCGGCATAGAGCCACTTGGCGCCCTTGAGGGTGAGAACCACCTTCTCGCACAGCCGGCCTTCCTGATTCAGCTCACGGCGCTCAGTGAACAACTTATCCCGGTAGGCGGAAGCACTGCGGTACCCGTGGGCGGTTTTGATAAGCCGCTTGCGCTCAACCAGCAGGGGCTGAACGCGGTTGATGTTCACTCCATTGAGCATTCGGCAGAAGGAGGGGGGAGTAATGCCGTTCTTCAGGTTGGCGGCCAGATCGTTGCACACGGCGTTCAGGCGCTGGGTTTCGCTGCGGTAGTGGTCAACCTGCGAGTTCAGGTCCTCGATAACCACCTTGGCCTGGGGGCTAAGGTTCTGCAGCCAGGCGGGGGCCGTGTTCTGTTGCTCAAGTTCGTGGAGCCGCTTAATCACCTTGTGTCGAAGCGGAATGCTGTACCCGGTAACCAGAGTCTCGGTCAGTTCTTTGTCGAGGTGGAAGCCAGTCGTGTACCCGCGGGCATCCCGGTCTTCTCGAACATGGCCCAGATCTGGACCATCTCCCAGAGCATCAAGCATTGAGCGGATATCCCGGATCACATGCTTATGCTGCTTACCGGTGAGGGTGGCAATCTCCCGGCTGCTCATTGTGAGCGCCTGGGTGTTCCCTTGAAGAATCAGATCAGTCATAATCTTTACCTCTTGAGTGATTAACCCGGCGAGGTGTTTCCGCACCGTTTGAGCCGGGTTTCTTTTTTCAGGCCTTTGGCCCAACCTCCGAAACCACCACCCGAACTTCACCGCCCGGCTTCACGATCTCATCGCGCTTCAGGAATGGGTGTGTCCGAAAGTGGCAATCGTCGATTCCGAGGGCATCCGCCAGCCCATCACGGCCGGACTTGAACGCGGCAACCACGTTGTCGTCATCGCGTTGCCGGCGATTGGGTGGGCAGAAGTCCAGGAACACATGAATTTCACCGCCAGCGGCGACCAGATCACGCAGGGGCTGCAGATCCCACTTACCCTGATTGATGGCATTCCGCGCTTCGATCTTGCAGGTGTAGCGGTACACCTCGGCAGCTTTGGCCTTCTTCGCCCAGTGGCCCCGGCTGTTCGGGCTCAAAGCCTTCGGTGGCCAGGGTAGGGTGATCTGCAACTTCTCCGGCATGACTGCTCCGCTGTCCGGTTTTATTTTTCGTGACGTGTCACGCTGATAAAGCTGGCGGGTTGGCCGGTATCACCGCCGTATACCTTTTGATGGGAGGTTACCCATACCCCCTACCGGTGGGAGCCACATGCAGCTTGTCATCGCTGTTGATGCCTGAAGGCATCTGGGATGAGCCTGGCCCTTGCTCAGATCGACCAACGGGCCGCCATGCTTCTCAGTGTTTAACCGGGCGCGTACATGGCACACCCTCCCGGCACCAAGCTCATCTCAGATACCTGCCCGTCTTTCCGGGCAGTCAACGTGGTCACCTGGGGCGGAGGTCGTGACGGTCCTTTGGCCCACGCTGCTGGCGTTCTATCGGTGGTCCCTATCTCCACCTGCAATGTCGGCACCTCGGCTTACGCCTGGCCAGCGACTGTTACCGGCTGCTTCTGATAGCGCTGCAGCTCGCGCCTGCATCAATACCTGTATGAATAACCACCCATAGTCAGGCGGGTATTCCGCCAGCGATGGTGTGGTTCAATGGAAACCATCAGGCGGCTTCCCCATTCGCCCCCTCAGAAGGCAATCCATCAGTTGGGTTGGGGTAGATGTCCGGCCTAGCTTCATGCGGTGTAACTCTCCATCCGGTCGATGCACAGACGGAAATAACATTTGCAGGAGCGATCCGCCGGATACCATTCCGGTAGTGCTTGATTGCAGAGACCGAGACGCCAAGTGTTTTGGCGGCAACTTCCGGCCCTACTTGCTGGATGAAGGTCTGTATATTCATGAGGGATACGATATGTATCATTCCGTATCGAGTCAAGCTGATTTGGATACAAAAAGTGTCGTTGCCAGAATGGATACATTGCGTACCATTCAAGCTATGGAAAATTGGCAGGACCGTGTGCGGTCAGTTATGAAAGACAAGGGGATCACGCAGGATCGCCTTACTTCTGTACTTGGCGTTTCTACGCGAGGTGCCGTTGGCCATTATTTGAGTGGCCGACGGGAGCCTTCTGCCTCGCAATTAAAAGCGTTGTCCAAGTTCTTGGATGTTGATATCGACTGGCTCTTAACCGGGGAAGGACCTAAGAAAAAGAATTTCGATGTATTCGCCTCAGTAATCAAAGCTATTGCCGCCCAGCATCGACGGCCTGGTGATGAGAGCTTGACGGATCAAGAGATTTACGACCGATACCAATCCGAGCAGCTGGCTAAGGAGCAGGAGATCCAGCATCGAGTTGATATCGAGCTTGGCCGGTATGAGGAAGCCGCAGAGTTTGAAGATGCTGACGAGATGGGGCTCACAGAGATCAAAGAGCCGAAAGTGGATTATTTAAGAAGAAACGAACTTGAGTTCTTCGGGCACATGGATGCCTGGGACAGCAACACGCCATTGGATGAGGATGAAGTAGAGTTGCCTCTATTCAGGGAAGTCGAGCTGGCGGCCGGTGCGGGCGCCACTCAGGTGATTGAGAATCACGGCGCAAAGCTACGTTTCGCAAAGTCCACGTTGAGCCGGGCCGGCGTTCCAGCCGAAGCCGCGGCATGCGCCTTTGTGCGTGGTAACTCCATGGAGCCGGTCATGCCTGATGGTACTTGTGTTGGCGTGAACACTGCCGATAAGACCGTCAAGGATGGCGAGATCTACGCGATCGACCACGGCGGCATGCTTCGTGTGAAGTATCTGCACCGCCGACCAGGTGGTGGCATCAAGATCGTGAGCCAGAATGCAAGTGAACATCCAGTTGAAGAAGTAACTGCTGAAGAGATGGCTGCCAATGTGCGCGTGATAGGGCGTGTGTTTTGGTGGTCGGTACTGAGGTAGCCCCTACGCAAATAGAATAAGGCGGTGGAAATGGATTTCAGTATCCGGCAACAGATTTATTACACGAACAAGAATAGAGCCTCAATTCAAGAAATTGCAGACGGACTCGTAGCATTAGATAGTCTGATCAGGCAAACTCCAAGCGTCCTCGAAGCGCTCTTCCCTGACTATAAAATCGCGTCTGTGGAGATATACCTAGACGAGTTCAAAGCTGGAAGTATCTGGGAAGACTTGGTTGTAAAATTCATTTTTGGCAGCCAAGCAAACTTTGATAAAGCTATCGGCGAGGCAAGAGAGAGTCTTGGTCTGGAGAATGTCATGAGCGATCCGCAAGTGCTTACCGCAATTATCATTGCCATGATCCTGGCCGGCGGAATGTACCAACTTGGCAAAAGATCGAAAGAGAAGAAAGCTGCAATTGAAGCTAACAATAACACCATCATTCAGATAGGTAGTGGCATGGTGGGGCTGGATGCCGAAGAGTTTAGTGCTCTGATCGACAATGCCATTAAAGACAAAAATCAGCTGGCTCGCGACGCGGTACGAATTGTTAAGCCCGCAAAAGGTGATCCAGACGCTCAGATTGAATTCGGAGACAATCCAGGTCTTACAATCACCAACGCTGCCGTTCGAGCAATGCCGGAATATGCACAAGATCCTGAGCCAGAGGAGCTAGTTGAGGATTTTGATGACCTATTGCTTGAGCTCCGCGCCATCGATCTCGACCACACGAAAAGCGGTTGGCGTGTACGCGCTCCGGATCTTGGCGATCGAAGGATAAAGCTCCAGCTGGACCCGGCCGTACGGCCTGACGACCTTTTCAACAGGCGCCAGATTCGAGGCAGGGTGACCGTTGTTTTCCAACCAAATAAAGCAGGCCAGCGAGTCCCCCGGCTGGTTTTTCTCAGGGAAGTTATCGAAGAGGGTGAGTAGCCTGCCAACGAGCTGTTTCTTTTTTATCCGCAATAATCCGCCAGCTGTTGTTTGTATTTTTTGGTCTGCCTTACTGATGGAGTGAGGTCATACATCTTCACCACCCTGACAAATCTGCTTACATACTGACACTTTCCTGATGGCGGCATCCAGCTTTCCGGGCCCTTAGCCCCTTTGCTCCGGTTAAGACTGGCTTCCACCGGTATCAGGTTCACCGGATCGTTTGCGAGTTTCTCCCGCTTTTCCTTCGTCCAGGAGCTGGCGCCGTGATCCCAGGCCCACTTCAGGGGCACCACATGGTCGATATCAATATCGCCGGCGTTCTGTATCACGTTGCCGGTAAACATGCTGATCCAGCGCCCGGTAACCACTCTGCAGCGGCGTTCGTCCGCAAACCTCACGGTCGTCGTTGAAGCAGTGATCAGCGCTTCAGCGCGGCTATCCTGGCAGTCTCCGTCTGCATCATCCCAGCCATGCCCGAATTTGCTTCTCTCATACCCACTGCTGGCGGTAGGTCTGGCGGACATTTCCGCCTTGGCTATCGGCCGAAAGCTGCTCATGTTCTTTGGCAGGCGCCCGCCTGACTGGATGCAGGCATGAACCGAATCGAAAGCCTGGTAGTTCTTTGTGCGCTCGTAGTAGGAGCTGGCGGGTGGGTGGCAGATTCCTGATTTCGATTTCTTGACGAGTTCTGCCTGTGCCGTGCCGGCGCTGACGATCAGCGCCAGGGCGAGAAGGGTATTCACTACTGCTTTCAATGTGACGGTCTCCTTGTTTCGTGAGGGCGGAACCATAGCCTATTTCTGGACTCTGCGGAAATTCCGCCAAAAGGATACAAAATGTATTGACGCAAAGGATACGTTTTGTATACGCTGTATCCATAGTCGTTGATCAGGGAGACAACACCATGGGCCGCAGACAGAAACCGCATTACCCCCGAATGATCGTTGAGCTGGCGGATGAGTCACTGCTTCCGCCTCGCCGTGCCGAGGTGTGCATGCTGGCCGCCCGAGGCATGAGTGCCAAAGAGATTGCGCGCGAGCTCGACATCTCACCAGACACCGTTAACTGGCACCTCGACGAGGCCAAAGACCAGTTTCATGCGCACAGCAGGGTAGACCTGATTTCCCAGGGCTGGATGCAGGGCCTGTTCCGGGCCCGGATGCTCGCTTGGGCTTTGATGGCTTTCGCCATGCTGCCCGCGATGCGCAGTCGGCCCACGCCGATCAGTGGCGGTCGTCCTCCCGTTACCCAGAACACCATCGGCCGCACGGCTATTCGCGGCATCTACGCATAAGGAGCACACCATGGCAGCTGTAACTGTGGAATTTCCGGAAAACCTGACCCTGGCAAAGCTGGATCCTGCACTCCGCCAGCTGGCAACCGAGCTGGGATGCGAGATTCGCCTGGGTGCCAATCGCACCTACAAGGTGGTGCCCAGGGAACAGAACGTGGTCCGTCTACCTGTGCGGCTGCGGCAAATCAATCAGCCGGGCCCGGGCGCGGCATAAGGAGATCGGCATGCTGGTAGTTACCAGGAAGGACGGCGAAGCGCTGGTGATCACGCCGGAGGGTGGGCCGGAAATCAAGGTGGTGATGATCCACAACAGCGGCAACACGGCCCGCATGGGAATCATCGCACCCAAGTCGGTGACCGTTGACCGCGAGGAAGTCCACCTACGAAAGCGGGAGGGACGGCGCCATGGCTGATGCATGGGCATGGGTGCATAACGGCGAGATTGCCAACTGCAGCCAGTATAAGAGCAATGCGGAGTTTCTTGCTGACCGTGCGGGTGGCTGCATCGTTCCGTTGCGGGTTGAAACAGCAAAGGTGCGTTACGCCAACGAGCTTCACCAGGCACTCAAAAGCATGGCGGATTTAGCGAAGAGGCTTACCGCTTTTAACGATGCTCGACCAGCGTCACTTCTGATAGCTGACGAGCTGCTGAAACAGATTGAACGGGAATCCACGGAGGACTCAACCCATGGCTGATGTTCTGGACGTACTCGGAGCGATCAAAGAAGCCGAGCGCTCAACCAAAGCGATGATGGAGGCGTTCCCGGAGTGGTCCGACAGGGCTTTCGCATCAAAGATTCTGGGCAACATGCGCAGCGGCGGGCTGATTCACAAGCGCTCGAACGGTTATTGGGCGCTGACCCAAAAGGGCCGCGAGCGGCTGGAAGGTGTCAGTGACCTGGGCAAGAAAGACGAAGCCCCGGAGCAAATCCCAGTGGAGGAACCGGTGAACGAGAAGGTAACCGTTGTTTCGGATTGGGAGCAAGGCATTCGTGACACGTCACGGAAAACAGAAAGTGACGAAAAGACAGAGCCCGTGAGCGCTTTTGATATGGCCCGGCGACTCCAGCACGAGATCCCGAACGGCAGCAGCCTGGTGATTGAGGCAGACGAGGTGTTCCTGGTATGGCGCGGCGCTCGGTTTGCCATCCAGAAGCCGGAAGACCTGCAGGCCTTCAGGGCCATTCAGGAAGCGTATGTGGGCGAGGTGGCGTGATGCTGATCGGAAGTTATGACCAATGGCGGGAGCATAAGCGCCACGTCCTGGAAGAGGAAAATCCAGAGATCGATTGCGAGGAGTGTAGTGGTCGCGGTCATTTTTATGAGCTCTGCAATTGCTGCGGCGGCGAGAAAGAAGAAATGTGTGTCGTCTGCGATGGAGCCGGAACTATCCGGTATCTGGAGTCTCCGCAGCCACGCCTTGGCAGCGCTGTGTTCGGGGAAAAGGCGTACTTCCAGGAGGTGATCGCCGATCTCAAAAAGTGGTGCGCTTACACCGGGGATGATTTTCTGGAGCTGGCTGCTCCGTTCGTAGGTGAGTTTCGGAGGAACTGGTAGGCATGGCACGGAAGAAGCAGAAGCCCAGGCAGCGCAAAGCGCACTGTGGACAGAAGCGGGCCCAGCGGTTTTTCGGGCGCACCCGTATCTGGACCTGGGAAACCGACCGAGAGATCGGAAGCACCGAGCAAAACGCTGTCGCGGTTGCCCGAACAGTCAAGGGATGGGAACCCCTTGAACCGGTTGTGGCCAACGCAGTTACGCGCCACCGGAACAGCTGGATCGTGTGCGTGCGAGCGCTGTGCTGGGACGGCGCAGGCACCGAGTGGGTAGAAGAGGAAGTCCGGATTATGCAGAACCAGCGGCTCAGCGAGTTTAACGACCTGTACCACGACTTACGGGCCAAGGTTCTGCAGGCCCAGCGATACGACCAGGTTGTCGACGTTGGTTGGATAGCGGGTACGTGGTGGAAAGACCCGAAGGACGAGGAACTCACCCTGGTGGACCTGGGCGCATCGTCAAAAGCCCGCCAGATGCTGTGGCGGCAGGTTGATCACGATTACCAGGAAGAACGGAAAAAGGAGCTGGCAGCAGCATGAAGTCGACAGAGGAAATTATCGAATTGATTGAGAAGGCAGGGCTGGCCTACATCCACTCCAGTGGGTGTGCCGTGCTGAAAGATGGCACCTGGTTACAGCCTGAAGAATGGAATGTGTGGTTGGAGCGACTGGAAGAAGCGGAGACAGAATCATGAGCAAAGGCCCCCAATACGTAATAGGGAGTTCCGCCAGCGATTGCGAGACATCATTGATGCTCAGCGCTACCACCAGCCCGGTGAGCACGCTGGCAACCGTGGCCGAAACCCTGCACTACATGAACGCCAACGGCATCGAAAAGATCAGCCACCGGAAGGCCCTGATGAAGGCGGGCCGAAAGGCGCTGAATGTCTTGGGGGATGCGTGATGGCCATGACACCAGCTGAACGAAAGCGCCGCCAGCGTGAGAAAAACAAACAGCTGGACGTACAGGAATACCGCATGGAGCTCACCAGTGCAGAGCGCCACAGCATTGCCAAGGCCGCCAGCAGGCAGGGGTATGACGATCAGACAGAGTATTTGCTTGACCTGGTGTACGCAGATCTGAAGAAGCCTGCCAGCCGGGCCTGCAACTACCCGGAGTGCAACTGCCCGTTTGATAAGCCTGCAGGGGCGGAGTGTTACCGGGGATATGAGGAGCAGGCTGCATGAGCATGACGCAGAAGCAAAAGGAAAGGGCTGTGAAAAAGGCAGTGAAAAAAATGGATGAGGCGGCCGACTGCATGCTTGACCTGGTGGCAATTGCTCACCAACACGGCGTGAAAGACACCGCTTTGGAAGGCCGCTTTATCTCGGAACT